TTAACGCCATCCGGCACACTGCGGGAAGGAACTGGCTCTGCCCGCTGCTCAAGCAATTCACTTTTTCGTTGCTCCATGCTGGCGCGGGGAAGATAAGGTAATCCCCAGTCGGTATTGATAACCGTCTTGAGTGTCTCTTCACTTCCGGTTGTCTCGTATTCCTGTTCTGCAGTAAGCAGTTTGTAAACGAGTTGCGAGAGTGTCTGATAAGCAGCTGCCGGACCCTCCATCCAGGAAGAAGTAAATAAAAGGTAACTAAATGATTATAAGGTACTATTGAGTTATGCCCCCTACAACATAGTCCCAGATTTAGTACCTGCTTAAGCGATAAAAAAGCAAAAAAGGAAGCAATATTAATTATTGCCGCTATGCATGATCACAATGACAAATCAGAGGCGGAATTCCGCTCTCGGAACTCACATATGAGAAACGATATTTCTTCCACCGATACCCTTTATTTGGGTATCGCAAGTAAGCCCCAAAATCTGGGTGTTACTCTTACTACCCAAACTACGGGTAGTTTCCGTAATTTCATGGTCGAGTTGCAGATCTGCAACTCACCCACCAGCCAACGCACTTTTGCGCTATCAGGAATATCAACAAATTACCGCCGCAACCATTCCGGCTTCTTCCACTGATAAGTATTTTTCGCGCTCTCCCTCCGTTGTTGAGAACGGCGACGGTATGCCAGCAACTCAAGGACTCTGGTTCGTATGTTGCGCATATCCACGCCGTTAAGCTCAATACCGTCACGGCGCATCACCTCAGCCACCACACGCGCGTAATTTTCAGCGGTGACTGTATCCGGCTGCGCGGCCTGTTCGTCAGCCAACTGGCTAATTCCACCAGCACAGCGGATTAATCGCAGTATTTCAGATTCGGTCATTATCATGCCTGTTTTGCGACCTCATTCACTACGTCATTTTTTACCATCCGGCTGATAATCTGATTACACAAATCGTCAATAATTGACTGCACTCTGTTTACTGCCATCGGTTTAAGCCCAACATCACGTGCCAGAATACTGGGGAGTTTTTCCAGTTCCTCGCTTACGATTTCTCCCCATATAGCCATCTCTTTTCGCACATCATCGGCGGGTATGAGTTGCGCCGTTTCCTGTTCGAACTTGAGGCGCTCACGTTCGGACTGATACCAGGCCTTACGGTCGTGTGGCTCCATTTCTTCCAGTGATGCCGGAACGGGAAGATCAAGAAAACAGGTCAGAATGTCAGTCACCCGATAGAGTTTCAGCTTGTCATGTCCTCCGGCTGGCTGGATATTTTTCAGCCTTGCCGCCGCAGTCTGGCGACATATTCCCGCTATCGCCGCCAGCTGGTTAATGTTCAGCATCAGATTTTTCAGTTCCCGATCCATACCCGCTCCAGAATGTTTTAAAAATGCATCTTGCAAATATCTTTTAAAAAAGGTCAAAAAACGCGCTGCATGTTGAACACAAAATAAGCAAAATTAACATACCAAAAATAAAAACACTTAAAATTCAATATAATAGAAAGATGATGATGACGAATAAAAATGCAAAAACTAGCCTTTTTCCGCGCCGCTCCCGCCCCGTGGCAGGTCACTACACCGGGAGGACCCGTAAAAAAAGGCGGCTATCGCCGCCCTTGTTGTCATGCTCCACTCGATTTCAGTAATCCGCGATAGTCGAGGGCCGCGACACCTGCATCTATGCGCACCTTCCAGGCGACGCCATCAACAGTAAATCCCTCCTGCTCCTCAAGATATGGCGTATCAATACCATCAAGATAAGCGACCTCTATCGTGTCCATCCCCTTCGCCGCTGCCACATACCACTCCTTGTTATTGGCTTTATCAAGACGCGGCTCGACGATAACCTCTGCCATATCTTTCACCGCGTTAATGATGCCGGGGTTCTGATTGATAGTGCCTCCACCATCAATCGGAAAGAGTGATGACGATGACAGAATGGCGCGATGTGCGGCAGACTCCAGCGCAGCAGGGACCAGAACAAAAGCGGGGGTAATATTCAGGGAGTCGCCGTTGGCATCCTCCTGTAATCGCATCAGCTTACGGGCTTCGTTAAGCCCCTCCATGTCCATATCCTTCGCAATAAGATTTTTATGATCGGCATGGAATAACGCTTTACCATCCGTAAATTTGCCGTTGCTGGTTAACAGAAGATAAACCAGATTACCTACTGTTCTGGCGGCCGCACGCCCCATCGCCATGGGGATTGTAGTTAACTGGGTCAGGTCATCGTTGATAATGGCCTGACGGGTAACAGAAAAAATATTACCGTATGTGGCCAGCGCAATAGGTACACCTTTATCGCTGGTGGTGATGTATTTATATTCCGCACCTTCCGGTACTTTATCCAGCTTTGAAAAACCATTCAGACCAACGCGCTTTGCTTCATGAAAGTTTGAAAGCGATCCGGTACGCGTCCATTTCTGGAACGTTTCGCCGCTGTCCTGCCAGCCTTTCAGCACTGACTTTTCAGCACCACCAGCCAGAATATGAGAAAAATCGCTGCTGCTGTGTGTGAAAGCTGCATTAACGACCTGCGAGCGATTTAAAAAACTGCCAACACTGATACCACGATCAGTTAGTGATGCCTGGGCCATTTCAAAAAGGCTCATCATCGCATAAGGATTTCCCCGCTCTGGGCGTTCATACCCGAGACGAGAATAAAGCCCCTGACGAATTGCATCGCCTGTTATGTTCCCGTTACCGGCATAAATATGAGTCGGGATATTTTTATTGGATGGCGTGGACTCGCGCCCCAGCTCGTTCAACAACTTTTCACGGGCCATCTCCGGTGTACATGATGCATCCTCCAGGCACGCCATTTTGATCCCGTCGTAACGACTGCCGAACAGGCTAAACACTTCACTTATTCCGTTGATGCGCTTCTGTTCATTACCAGCAATATTGGCTGCTCCCTGTGGCGGGATAATCATTCCTTTAATGGTTTCCGGCATGTGTGAAAAATCTCCTGTGCGTTTCGATTCAATTCGCGCCATTGCTGTGACAGATGGCAACAATTCATCAGCAAAACCGTGCTTAAGGCATTCTTTCCCGTCCATCCAGGTTTCATCTTCCAGCATGGCGGTAATTTCCTGTGCTGATTTGCCCGTTTTTCTGGCATAAGCAGGGACTAACACGGTTTCCACCTTATCCAGCAAATCAGCATAATCACGCATATCACCAGCATTTCCGCCAGAGATACCCCACGGCTTATGTATCATCATCATGGCGTTTTCCGGCATCACAACACGATCGCCAGCCATTGCGACAACCGAAGCCATTGAAGCCGCAACACCATCGATATAAACCGTAATTTCTGCCGGATGATTCCGTAACAGGTTATAGATGGCGATGCCTTCAAACACGTCACCACCTGGCGAATGGATCCGCAGGTCGATATGTGAGACATCGCCCAGGGCTTTCAGGTCTTCCGCAAACTTCTTCGCGGTAATACCGAAGCCGCCAATTTCTTCATAGATGGATATTTCTGCCGCTCCGCGAACACCCAGCGCCTTAATGGTGTACCAGTGATTCATTGCTCACCCCCAGATGCAAAACCATTCTTATCAAGCCACGCGTTAACTGCGTGTCTGACAATCTGCGCCGCACCTGGTAATGGTTGGTCAGGATGATGATTTATGTGGTCGATCCTGTACTGCTTAAGGCGCATAACGGTCTGCGCATCCAGATGAACGGAACCACCTTTTACCTCGCCTGTGTTCAGGTCGTTAATACAATTCACAGTAACTTCCTCTTACTGACTAAACTGCGCGCATTATTGATCGATAAAAGTGGTAGATAAACATATTTCTATCATAAAAATAGATTAATCAGATTCAGACACAAAAAAGCCGGAGAGAATCCGGCATAAATATCCCGCCATCTGAACACGTTTTGCACAGGCAACTCCATCTGGCAGGTGAAAAACCAATTTATTTATATATTTCAATTAATTGCAAACTGGTCTAATGACAGGGAGAAAAAAATATTGTACAGGTGAAAACAGAAATAATTTTTAATTATCAATAAATTATCACACATGCTGCCGCCGCCATGAAAATGCAAAAACCAGCCTTTTTCCGCGACGCTCCCGCCCCGTGGCAGGTCACTACACCGGGAGGACCCATAAAAAAGCCGGATTGCTCCGGCTTCTGTTACTCGTTGCTTAAAACGGTATTTCATCCCCGTACGGATCATCATTTCCCGCCTGTTGTTTTGCCCTGTTCAGTGCGTCAGTGGCCTGCCCCAGTTGGCCTTTTTTACCACCTGGTCGCGCCGTTCTGGCACTGATTACACTGTCTGCGATAACCTGCCAGCCCTGCCGTATTTCGCCGTTCTGGCCTGTCCACTGGTTCACCTGCATGTTACCAGCCACGCTCAGGAGTTCCCCCTTGCGGTGCTTTGCCAGCGCTTCGGCCTGCCTGCCAAATGCCAAGACGGATAACCACATCGTCGCCGTTCCGTCATCTGCCTGGCTGCATGGCAGCGGGACCGCCATACTCGCCATTGCCATTTGTGTACCCTTGCTGGTGGTCTTTAACTGCGGGTCATTTGCCAGCCGCCCGTAAGCTGCTATCTGTGCTGTCATGCTGTCTGCTCTCCGGACTTAATGTTGATGGTTGTCTATTCACGCGAGGCCAGGCAGTTCATAGGCTCAATAACATACGGTGCCACCAGCGGATCCCACGGGACTGAGTTCCCTGCCCCCATGGGCACCCGCATATACTGAGCAACGGCATCAGCAACCCGCATTCGTCTCGGTGCGCGAAGGATATAACCTGAATCGGTTCGTGCTGCCTTTGCGGTTTCCTGATTCAGCATTACTCCTCCTGCTGTAATTCCTCCTCATCATCCGCACCTGCTTCAGTCACCCGCAGGGCTATCTGATCGCGCAGATCATCAATAATGGACTGAACACGGCTCACAGCGGCAGGCTGCAGACCGCAGTCACGTTCCAGAATATCCGGTAATGTCTCCAGCACCTGCACGACCGCTTTTGCCCAGATGGCAAACTCCCGTCTGACATCACTGGCCGGAATGAGTTGCGCCGTTTCCTGTTCGAACTTAAGACGCTCACGTTCAGACTGATACCAGGCTTTGCGCTCATGCGCGTCCATTTCGCCTTCTGCAACCGGCGGTGGTAATGCCAGAAATGCCGACACAATATCAACCACCCGATAAAGCTTGAGGTTGCTTTCATGCCCCCCTGCAACGGGTAGATTTTGCAGCCTTGCCGCAGCAGTCTGGCGATGTACACCTGACAGTGCCGCCAGTTGACTGATATTCAGCGTCAGATTTTTTAACTCTCGATCCATACCCGCTCCAGAATGTTTTAAACATGCATCTTGCGAACGACTTTAGGCAAACGGTGTTAGTGATGAACAAAAAACAATCAAAATCGACACCGCAAAAATAAAAATACTGTAATATCAATCTATTACAGTAGTGGTGATGACGGATGAAATTTCAAAAACTAGCCTTTTTCCGCGACGCTCCCGCCCCGTGGCAGGGACCCCCACTGGGAGGACCCGACAGCCTGACAACCGTGACGAGCATCTGAAACAGAGCGTTACATAATGGCATGGGGATAATTCAGAAGGACATCACAGCATGCCCACACAAATTAGTGTGAGTGTCCTGTTTCTTACTACGCGCAGGACTGACGAGCATGAGGGGAAAATACGCGAACCGAAATGCCTTATCTTCAGAAATGCAGCCGGCATCCGAACTGGACGATATTGTAAATTCACCTAAATACGAGGCATTGCTGTAGTTGAATTGCAGTACTGTATTAGCCTTACAGTGACAGAATACGATATTGACTCTGTCACTTGTGAAATGGTCAGAATGGTTAGCAGTTATGGTGATCAGTCAACCACCAGGGAATAATCCTTCGTATTCTTATCGTGCTTTACTAACGCGGCCTCAATTGCCCTGAATGCTTCCAGAGATACTTGATGTTCTATACATGCAATTACAACATCCGGGTAACCCATCGAAATGGTGCTATTAAGCATAGTTTTTACACGAACCTGCTCCTGGGAGGGGGCATCAGTGTATTGATCTTTATGCATTTTGTCGCTCCATTCGTTTGCTCTTCACTTGCGGCTAAAAATATAACGTCAAATCACTCAGCATGAAAGAGTGAAAGTTTCAGCGCGTTTCCCTTACATAATCTGTCGTTTGTATTCTCTTCAGGCATACCGGAAAGACTAGGTATTGTCACACAACCAATACCATCGACAATCGAGATTTATATCTATTCGGTAATGTTTAAATATAACAAAACCCCGTAAAAACGAGGTTTATGGGTAATTTGTATTGTTGAATAGCATCTGATGAGAAATTGATGCTAATACTATAAACATGCTAGATTAAATCAATCTTGATATCATAGCTTTCAAGACCAGTCATTTTTTCCCGTGCAGTAAACTGGATACTGGTAACTTCTTTCCCGGTCTTTTTCTTAAGCTCAATGATTTTTTTTGTTATATATTCAGAAATATCTGCTTCTGTTTTTGTTTTTAACTCTTCAATGTTCATCATTTCCTCTTTTAGTCTGTTATGACTGTCCTGGTACACAGTAGTGTCAATTATATGGAGCAAACGTATAAAAGATAAGATGAAACATCGCAATAATCAACATACGACGGTCTAAATTTCACACAAACAGATAAAGATGATTATCATTTATTATCAATGCATTAGAATCAAATCAATTCAAGAGTCTCATTGCTGCTTCCAGAATTTCTTCTGAAGTTACATGTCGATCCGCTGCTACATAAATGACTTTATGATCTCCGGTCAGAGATGGAAACCCTGCAGCCATTACAGTGAGGTGTGTTGTTTCGCCATTTGGATATTCACGCATGATGGTGTTAACTCCGGTCATCACTGGCACTACCATTGCTGGTTCAGAGTTAAAAAAAACTATTATTTTTTTCATAATGTTACCGTAATATGTGAGTATCCATCGACTAGACACTAAGCAAAAAAGCTCCCGAAGGAGCCTTCATTTTCACTTTCTTAAATCTAACGACAGATGGCTAACATTTAAGTATTGTGAAATATTATCAAATGTAATCATCATTGATTTACAAAAGATACATTTTGCCCCGAAAGGATTTCTGTCAGAAACATCAAAAGATGATGTTCTATACTGAGAACCATGGCAACACGGGCATCTAAAGTGAATATGGTTTGTAATATTTTCTACCTCAAAGTGCCACTACATGAACAGCTGCAGGGCCTTTAGGTCCGTTCTCAATACCAAATTCGACTTCCTGATTCTCAGTTAACGTTTTGAAATCGTTGCTCTGAATAGCTGAGAAATGCACAAACACATCTTTGCTACCATCTTTCGGCGTGATGAAACCAAAACCTTTTTCAGGGTTAAACCATTTCACTAAACCAGTCATTTTGTTAGACATCATTATTACCTTTTGAAGAAGTTAGCCCTTGGGCAGAATGGTCCGAAAAAAAATATCAGAGAGAAAAACCAACAAGGAAATCTCAAGAGGTACAAATAATAAAATTATAACAATGACTGCTTCAGATAATTTTGTAACAAACCAGAACACCATTAACGCATGATTAACCAACCATAGCAAGGATTACTTTTGTAAAGAAAAACACACGAATGAAACAATAGCTTTATTTATTAATAAAACGTGTCATTCTGTCTAATGACCTTTTATCTTACCCTTAAGATTTCAAGGATTTTGACTCATGGAAGAGTCCTTTTTATTTAAATTTCACATTCAGCGCTAAAAATAATCCGATTTAATATTAATCTACATCTGATATTTTTTATCTCTTAAAGATTCATAAATCCGTTGACAAGTCACTCCTGCGATGTAGCGTTTGTCAGCAATTTCAGCATAAAGCTGAGCTTCTGCTGCAATATCTCCGAGCATGTTGGTGAGCATTCCTTCGGCGGCTTTGGTTGTTTTGCCTCTGACGGCAGCGGCAAGATTTGCGGTATGCTGCGCTGCGTCAAGGCGTATGGCATATTTTGTTGCTTCGGCACGCAGCTGGTTAACACTATCAGACAGATCAGCAGCCCTGGCAGAAATTTCAGCGGCTTTCTGTTGTGCATCTTTAACAGCCTCATCACGGGATATACTTCGCCCCTGTTCAATTATTCGAGCAGCAAATTGGACATTTACCTCTTGAGATAATTCGGCAGCATCACGCTCCGCCCATTTTTTTTGCCATCCTCTGTCGCTCCAGACATTACCTACGACAAATCCTACCAACACGAGCAAAATCACCGTGAATATCTGATTCACTGTTCTATCCCCCAGCAGGTTAATGCACTCTCCTGGTCACGACGAATAACCTGACCGTAACAATTATTTGAACGAATGCGGCAATCACGTCCACCGTCCTTTATCCACCAGCGAATCGCCTCGCATGCGCCTTTACGATCACCGGCATTAAGCCGCTTATAAAACGTCGACGGAAAACACTTACCAGGGCCAATGTTATAGGGACAGAATGACGCGATACCGGCTTTCTGTGGCTCGGTCAGTGGAACTTTTATATTGCGCTCCACCCATGCCAGCGCCTTATCACGCTCAATGGCGTTGACCTGGTCGCATTTTTCCTTCGACAGTTTCATATTGGGAAAAACGTTTTTTCCATCCACCACTGTGGCACCCCGACAGATGGTCCATATGCCAGAACCATCGCGGTATGCTATTGTGTGGTTACCTTCTTTTTCGTCCAGAAACTGGTCAAGTATCTGAGGAGCAGATGCGCCAGCACCAATCAGCGCCAGAACGGCAGCCGACAGGCCGTATCTGATTTTTGTGTTCATAGATATTTATGATGAGGACGCTCGTGCTTATTGGCAGGATTTTCAATCTTAAAGGAGTACTGATGCTGCAGATAAGACTCAACTTTTTCTGACAATTTTTCTGCTACTTCCAGGAAGACTTGCCGGACGCTCATTCTGGCTGCTGCCTCATAAAACTCCAGCGCAGCTCCTTCAACACGGTCCATGGCGACATCCAGGCCAAAAATTTCACCGTCAAAGCGTTCTTTGTCCTGTAAGGCTACAGTTACCGTAACTTTATTCTCAAAATTACGGACTCCTTTCACAACCAGTTCATAGTCTTGAGTCATTGGATTACTCTCCTCTCGCAGCCTTACGCCTGTCTTCTTTAATCTTGAAATAAAGATTTGTCAGATACGTCAGCAGGCCAAAAACCAGGCTACCCAGCACACCGATTGCAGCCCACTGTGACGGAGTTACTTTATCGAGTAACTGCAATGCCCAGAAACCAGCATTACCCGCCGATGTGCCATAGGCAACACCTGTTGTTAACTTATCCATTGATTTCATATCCTCACCCCGATGTACACGGATGGTGCAATATGTTTGAAAAGATCGGAGTCTACGGGGTAGTTTTGACAGCACACGCTGTTCTCAACGGCGCTAAAGAAACATACACATTAAAAATGTGAGTAATTATTTTGAAAGAAAGTCATATATAAAATAATAATACGAGAAATGTTTTCATATTTAGTGTACTGTATACGGCCATTTATACAGGAAAAGCCTATGTCAGAACGTAAAGACTCAAAATCACGCCGTAATTATCTCGTTAAATGTTCCTGCCCAAACTGCACCCAAGAGTCAGAACACAGTTTTTCAAGAGTACAAAAAGGTGCCCTTTTGATCTGCCCTCATTGCAACAAAGTATTCCAGACAAATCTTAAAGCTGTAGCCTGATTGATTTTATTAGTAACAAGTATTTTTTATATTTTAATAATATATTTAAAGCAGATAATAAAAAACCCGCCTGAGCGGGTTTGAGATTGTGGTGCTTTTTGTGGGAGTCATCCACTTACGCACTTTGTTTTGCCATGCCAGCAGTTAGCTTCTGCTGTAAAACTATTCATGCAGCAAACCTGCACTTCACCACAATGGTTAGCATACTTTTCCTGATTAAGATTTTGCCAAATATGCTGGCCATTGTTTCATGTATTGGACCTCCTTAAATTTTATTAAAGAAATCCAATATTCACTACTCTGTCCGTATCTCTACTCAGGCATCAGCCTTCTTCGTTATCGTATACAGACGAGCGATGAATTTTAATCAGTAATGATGACATTTGCTGCTGCAGGACCTTTAGCACCACTCTCTATAGAGAAGGTAACCTTTTGACCTTCAAATAAGGTTCGATAATTATCATTCTGAATCGCAGAAAAATGCACAAACACATCTTTACTACCATCAACAGGAGAAATAAAGCCGAAACCTTTATCAGCGTTAAACCATTTTACTAAACCAGTCATTTTATTTGACATTCTACATTCCTTAACTTGAGCCTTTCGGCATAAATGGTTTGCATAACAGAAACGACTTCGTACTTAATTGGAGAGACTCAAAGAAGGAATAAGTGAATAACACCTGAAATGAGAACTGCTTTAGTAAACTACTTCGTATATCGTCTGTTCTTCAAACCGACGCAATCATTAACGCATAGTTGAACATATGAAGCAATGTTTATTTTAGACATCCAGCCATCTTCAACCCCATCAAAAAACTATAGCTTTCTTCAGGAACGTGTGTATAGTGCGCCAAGTTATCAGTATTAAGGAATTTTTTTGTCCCGTAAAATGACAGGAATTGTCAAAACCTTTGACGGCAAAAGCGGCAAGGGTCTTATCACCCCATCCGATGGTCGTATCGATGTCCAGCTTCATGTTTCAGCGCTCAATCTCCGCGATGCAGAAGAAATTACCACCGGATTACGCGTGGAATTTTGCCGGATAAATGGTCTGCGTGGCCCTTCAGCTGCCAATGTTTACCTTTCATGAGCTATATTAAAGCTTTAATTTCAGGCCCCATCGGATCACACATGGAGAGTTTTTATGAATAACCCCGTCTGTCTTGATGACTGGTTGATTGGCTTTAAAAGCTTATGCTGTACTTTGGCCGTAATAGCTCTGCTAATAATATAATAAGCAGACTCATTGTGTTTAGGGACATTGTACTGGAAGAAAACATTTTAAACATCAGGCAAATAACCAAGTCACCAGCTAAATAATAAGTTAACAGACATGAGTCCCGGGATGAGATTCAACATTACCATTGCCCCATTTAAAGCACAAAACCCGCTCATCAGCGGGTTTTCTACTTTTTCTTAACGTCGGGTATACAAAGCCCATCATTGAAAAAATTTTATCCATATTTTTTGAAAAATGCAAACATCATGTCGCCATCTTCAGCAAAAATCATTTATCTCGTCACCTTCCTCAATTGCGCTTCCGCGTATGCTTCTTCCTGCCAGCACTTTGTTACCAGTTTACCAATGACGTCCGCATACCCCTTATACCACTGATAATCGGTCAGGTCTGGTACCAGCTTCTGGACATGACGTCGTGCCAGCGTGGTCGGTAAACGACTAAACCGGTTTCCATTACAACGCCCACAAATCTTATATACCGGTACGCCATGAAACCGGGTTCTTTTTTCATCCAGAACAATCCCTTTACCCTTACACCCTCTGCACGCTGTGCTGACTTCGCCCTTACCATGGCAATGCTGACATAGTTCCTTCACCCATTCTTCCTTGATTACAGATTCCCCGCGTCTGTAGTGTTTCACCACTTCGCGCAATACATTATAAAATCCCGTACCTGAACAATGCTCACAGCGAGCCTTACTTGCCGCAGACCTGGAGTAATCAGCAAAGGCAAAATTCACGAGGTAAGGAATAATCTGTAACCGGATTTCTTCACTCAATTTGTTCAATGTCGGGTTATCCAGTGCCATCGCGTAATTTAGCAGGCCTTCAATCGCAAACTGAGCGTCCTGAACACCAACTTTTGCCAGAAATAAGGCCAACCCAAGTGGTGCTTTCGACTGCACCATCCCCTGCGCTGCCATTACATCCGTAATTGTTAAACAACCGGTGCCTGTCGCTGGAGCGTCATCGCTCAATTTTGGAGATTTTGGGGAGTAATATTTTGGTAAGGCTTCAAGGTTCATGCTCGTTCTCCACTTACGCCAGTACGCCAATTGCCAGCGCGCGATCGATAAAACGAAATATCAGCTCCAGTTGGGAGCCATACTTCTCTTCAAATGCCACTGTATCCGTATGCAGCTCGTTGTGATGCTTTCTGCACAAAGGCAACACAAAGAGATCATGTGCTTTTGTTCCCATTCCGCCCTGCCCGTGACCAATCAGATGATGCGGATCGTCGGCTGGCATACCGCAGCAAGCACACGGCTGTGTCTTAACCCAACGAGTGTATTTCTCCTTAACCCAGCGGCGACGTTTAGGCAGCTTCATGAAAGATTCCGGAGACTCTGGATCAACGTTGATGCTTACCACCGTCTTTTCCTGTGATGGGTTTTGTTGCTGGTGGGCGTAAGGCAACGGTGCAAGATTTTTTGTGCGTTGTTTCAATATGCTGGTGGCGGTCTGCTCTCCCGGTACGATGTCGCTTTCGCGGTACACCGAGCAGATTTTTTCCGCTGGTAATCCCAGCGAACGACGCGATACAGCCTCAGGTAGTGCATCCACCACCTGATTGCAGACCGCCCACCAGGATAATTCAGCCAAAGATAATTCCCGCTCCTGCGTACCGCTTATTGCGTGACGGATGACGTCAATCACCCATGCTGTCAGATTTTGTTGAGCAAGCAGCTCCAGTGATTCCGATGTCTGGTCACGCAGTTGGTTGTCGCAGTGCCAGCACAACACCATTGCGCCGGTACCATAACGGTGAATGACTGTTTCAGTGTGATGGTAATCGCCATTAGGCCACTGGCAGGATGTAACATGACGTAATAGCCAGTCAGACAATGCGCCAACGCCGCCAGCAGCACGAATCACCCGTTCGTTACTAAAAAACGGTAGCAATGTTTTGTCTTCCGCCAGCGGCTGGCGAACGGCAGGAACGACTCCGGATGGCAGATTACGCATGCTTTTTGGTTCCGGTTCCACCAGCACTCGAGGATTATGAAATATCTGTATGGATTCACGGCCCGGCTTAAGGACCACCAGCCCAAGCTCAGGCACCAGAACAGGTCTAAGTAATACCCGCACGTTACCTCCAGATCCGTTGCTGGAAAGTGCGGGACGCACGTGGTGGGCGTTCGGAATAAGGCAGCCTGACAGAGATTATCCAGTGCCGATAGTCGAGACTGAGAGCTTTCTTAACCTCGAACCCGCGCCTGCGGTAAGAATGAATCAGCCATTCGGCCTGTTCTGCAGTGCATGGAGGGTGCTGGAACCATTCAGACTTGAATGCGTGAGAATACCGCCCGTGCGTGCAGGCAAGAACGGGCGAATTATCAGAATTGTAATATTTTACGTTGCGTGCCATCGGTTTTCTCCGGTGGCACGGTGTTACTCAGCGGGAGTTCAGCCCCGCGCAAGATTGTAGATGAGTTTATTCTTCTGCAAAAGCTGAAAAGCCTGCTTTTATTCCGATCTCTTTCAGTGCCTGTAATGAAGTGACAAACTCACCTTCGCGCAAGATAAATCCGTCTGTCACTCGACCATCCACAAAATTAATTAACGCAGCCCCATTCTTTCGCAAACACATAATGCGGTAATGACTAACAAGATTTCCATTTTCAACGCACACAGCATAGAGGCCATCTTCACAAAAAATTTTACGCAGTTCTTCGATGTTCATCATCAGAATCCTTCCGGATAATTAGCTCTCCCCTTTAAGGGACCATCCCTCTTATCCCTGCGCGCTACTTAAGTATTTTTGATTCTATTCCGGCACCGTCCAGAACTTCAAACGCGTTGAAAATAAAAACAAAAACCCGCCGAAGCGGGTTAAGTGCGGGTGCGTTGAGGATGCCTGCCACATCAGAGGTGGCGAGGGATTTCTCCCTCGCCGGGTCTCTTACTCCTCAGGTTCGTAAGCTGTGAAGACAGCGACCTCCGTCTGGCCG